GCTAGTACAATACCTTTAGGGATCCTTATGGATCCTAGACACGGTAAGGTACTACCTTAAGAGATACGAGGGGGTCTCTGAGTAACTACATCACTATACTATATCTTATACCAATGGATATACGTATCAGGGATACCCCCTCAAGGGTACCTAAGGGTTCTTAGGGAGTCCCTAACTACTACTACTTCAGCTTCTACTCTCTTATATACTAGGGGAGTCCTTAGGGGTACTATAGGTCCCTTAGTAGTACTATGAGGTAACTACTTCCTTTTATATTTGTATTGCCCTAAACCCCGTAGGGGGTTACCCGAACGTAGTCTTGGAGGACTCCCCATTGGAAACTAACAAATTATCTAATACCAGTTCGTCTATGACGAATAAGAGTTTGTCTATGACAAATAGACAGAAACTAGCCTTAGCAGTAGAATCACGGAAGCGTACAGACCTCACAAGATACGAGGGGTCCTTCCAAGACTTTGCTAAAGAACAGATCAGAATATTACCAAAAGATGCATCTCAGGGTTTTATACCTTTAGAGTTCAACAAGGCCCAACAGATCGTTGATGACGCCATTGAGAAGCAACTTAAGGAAACAGGTAAGGTACGTGCCATTATACTTAAGGCCAGACAGATGGGTCTTTCGACCTACGCCTGCGGCAGAGTATACTGGAAGTCATACCTAACCCCATACAACAAGTCAGTAGTAATGGCACATGACTCTGCCACTTCAGATGCCCTGTTTGCGATGTCTCGTAACATCATTCAGAATATGAAGCCAGAGTTCAAACCAGTACTGAAGAAGTCTAACTCTAAAGAGATAGGATTTGAACACAATGACTCAGGATACCGGCTCTACACCGCAGGATCCCCCGAAGCAGGCCGAGGGACCACCCCGACTATTGCTCATCTATCTGAAGTTGCTTTCTGGACTCATGACGCAAAGATTCTCGCAGGCTTATTCCAAGGTATATCACAAGCTGACGGTACCGAAGTAATCTTAGAGTCAACAGCCAACGGTGTTGGTAACGAGTTCCACAGACTCTGGAAGGGGGCTGTAGCAGGTGAGAACGAATACATCCCTATCTTTGTACCTTGGTTCCTTATGCCAGAGTACCGTAGGTTTGTATTAGAACCTGAGGTATTTGCAGATACCGTAACAGAGGAAGAAGAAGGCTTACAGAAGGTTCATGGTTTAGACTTAGAACAGCTGTACTGGAGGCGTCTTAAGATAGCCGAAGGGGGTATGGATAAGTTCCGTCAGGAATACCCGTCAACAGCAAATGAAGCATTTATAGTTTCTGGTTCTAACGTATTTGATACAGGTAAGCTAGATGACATGGTTTCACTACCATGCATGAAGAGACAACACTTTAGTTTAGAATCGTGTATGTTTGAAGATCACAGGGAGGGCTTCTTGGAGATCTACAAGTACCCTAAGTACGACAGTAACTTCATCATCGGAGCTGACTGTGCCTTGGGCGTTGGACAAGATTACTCAGCAGCAGTAGTCATGAATGCAGAAAGAGAAGTATGTGCAGTGTACCGTAACAACAAGTTAGACCCTACTCAGTATGGTGATCTCTTGTTCTACTTAGGTAGATACTACAACAACTCCCTTCTTGCAGTGGAATCTAATTCCTTAGGTATAGCAACACTAAACCGATTAAAACAAATGGATTACGTGAACTTATACCATCAAACAAAAGTAGCTAATGTGTCCAATGAGGAGGGCACAAGACTAGGGTGGAGGACTACCCAAGCTACTAAGCCCATGATCATTGGGCATCTTAAGAACGCCATAGAGAACGATGATATTTCTCTTGCGTCCCCCATTATCATACAAGAGTGTATGAACTATGTGGCTGATGCCAGTGGTAAAACCAATGCTATATCTGGCTGTCATGATGACACCGTAATAGCAACAGCTATAGCCCTTGAAGTACTCCGCACACACGGAGACAGGTTGACAACTACGCGAGTATCCTTCAGGAACCAAGCGTATACACCTGACAACACTCAATGGCTATAGTAGCCTGAGGGTCCCTCTCTTTTCCGAGGGGCCTTCGTGGTTTAAAAAGTTTCCCATAGTCCTCCACTATGTAAGATGTTTTCTTTTAGGCGGTTATGCTTCACATCTCGGGAATGAGAAAGATAGCAAACTGCCCCTAATCCTAATAGATAGACAGAGCGTGAGGTGTTACTCCTGCGCATACTAAGAGGTATATCGATGTCAAGTAATAATGAAGATGGATACAAAGTACAAGTATCCGATGAGGAGCTTACAACACTCCTCGACTATAAGTTGGCACAATCTAGTTCCAGCTTCCTAGATACCTCAGAGCTATCTGATGAACGTCAGAAGTCTACCTACGAATACGCAATGATTCCTCAGGGCCACTTAAAGCCTCAAGGTGTATCACGTATTGTATCGTCAGACACAGTTGAAGCTATTGAAGGTTACACAGCAGTACTCTCTGAGCTACTGTTCGATAACAACAAGCTAGCCAAGTTCAAAGCATATGACCGTACGCCATTGGCCTACCATCAAGCTACAGCAGCATCAGAGCTGATCAACCACTGCTTGTTCTCAAAGAACCGAGGTTGGTCTGTGATGAACACATGGCTTAAGTCAGCCTTGATGTGGAAGCTATCAGCGGTAACATGGGCATATGTATCAGAGGAAAAGATATCCTTTGAAGAGTATGAAACAATCGACAGTACTGCACTTGATGTACTACTGGCAGATCCAGAGATCACTACAACTGGTGATATCTATTTAGATGAACAATCAGGTAACTACCTTGATGTACGCCTCAAGCGTACTAAAGTTACCAACAAAGTAATTGTATCAGCTGTACCACCTGAGACCCTAAGAGTCAGTAGAGGAGCCACAGGTGTACACGATGCATCCTTTGTAGGATTTGAAGAAGAGATGACACGATCAGAGATCCGAGAGCGTTGGCCTGAAAAGGCTGAAGCTGTTGACTGGTCAACTGTAGAAGGTACTATTAACTTCTCTAACACAGATTCAAGCGCACGTAAGATGGCAATCGGAACTACCTTACTATTAGGTACTGCTGATGATAACCAACTAGAAGCCACCGAGTCGGCTGTTGTACTCCGTTGTTGGGTATACGTTGATCGTGATGGTGATGGTATTGCTGAGCTTAAGTACGTTGTACGTGTGGGCGACACTATCCTTTATGAGGATGATGCAGATCATATCCAAGTAGCTACCTTCACACCGTTTGAAATCCCCTTCGAGCTTGAAGGTCTTTCTATGGCTGATATGGTACGTCCTTCTACACTGGCGTCTACAGCTATCTTACGTGGCTTTGTTGAGAATACTTACTTAACAAACTATGCACCTAAGATTGCAGACCCCAACGTAGTAGACTTCTCTGCATTGCAGAACATGAAGCCTAAACAGATCATTGCATCCAACGGTAACCCAATGGGTGCAGTTGCATCACTACCCCCTGAGCAGATCTCAACAGGTACAGTACCCTTGCTGCAGTTCTTGCAAGGTCATAAGGAACAAGCCACTGGACTGTCTAAAGCAGCCCAAGGTCTTAATGATGCCCTATATGTGTCTGGTAACTCAGAAGCTAAGGTATCGCAAGTGCAGTCCGCTGCACAGCTACGCATCCAGTTCATTGCTCGTAGATTCATGGAAACCGGTGGACGGGAACTCCTTGAAGGTATATACAAGACAATGCGTAAGGAAATGCGTGGTGGGTCTGTAGGTGACTACACAGGCAATCAACGATATCTCGATGTGTCCATAGATGATCTACCCGGAATCGAGTACATGACTGTAGAAGCAGATGTTGGTGATGCCAGTAATCAGACCCAGTTACAGAAGTTACAAATGATAGGCCAACAAATCCTACCAGCCCTTCGGGACGCTGGTGCAGGTGCTGTTGTAGCTCCAACTGCAGCTTCCACTATTGCAGTACAAGCGTTTGATGCGCTAGGTTTAGACCCTCTTGACTATCTTATTGATATCAACACAGAGGACTTTAAAGCTAAAGCAGAAGAAGGTCAGAAGCGTGATCAGGAAGCTCAGGCGAAAGCCCAGAAGCTCGAAGAGTTGACACAGAAGTTAGCTGTAGATTTACAACAAGCTAACATTGACTATACAAACGTACAAGCCCAGAATGCCATTCAAGATAATCTTAAGCAACTTATGGTTGCATTAGATAAGTCTGAACAGGAATGGTCGAAGTTAGCCTTAGATGCTGGTAAAGAACAGCAGCCTATGCCCACCAAAACTAACATTGACACACTGTATGAAAAGGCACAAGCACTTGTGGCTAACGTCATGACTACTACTGCTGGATCAGCAGCTGCCCCAACTTCTCCCGAAGAAGCTCCTCAAGGAGCTCCCCAAGGATTAGCTGGATAAGGGGGTGATACTGTATCTGACTGCATGGGGTCTCAGTCTACATAATAGACCCCAAACCTAACCAACAAGAGACTAACACAGATGAAGAAGTATAAAGATGGCATTGACAAGAAGGTCAAACCACAACTTCAGTCTGATGGTAACTACCGTCCGGGACCATTCGCGGATGCTAAGACTGCTCTGGCAAAGGCTACCTTTTCTAAGAAAGAAAGGGATGAGTTCTTTACCGAAGCGTATGGCGACATACTATCAGATTTATTTATGAAGTGGCTGAACACTGAGGCACACTGCACCAAGGAAAGAGAATATCTTTACCATGTGGCTATGGGCTTAGGCTCAGTGAAAGAACGATTGATTCAGATAGAGACTTACGGTTTCAACCAAGAGTACATTGATCAATCACATTTAGAAGATGAGGAACAAGATAATGATTCCAACTAATACACTAGAAGAACTCCATAGAGCTGAGTTAGATTTACAACGATCACAGACATCCTTAGTCCGCGAGATGGGCCGAGGTCATGAAAAGAGCCGATTACATGCTGGTACCCTACAAGCAATGTCATCTGCACTTACATTCGTGCAAGATAAGATCGTAGGTCATCCTGACAACAAACCAGTTGCAGTGAAGGCCAAGAGTAAGACTAGTAAATGAGGACTATAAGGGATAATAAATTATGAGCAACGAAAACATTACAGCATCTACCTCCGCAGGAGATGACGCTGCTTTCAATGCTGGTCAACAATCACAGAGTTTTGATGACATTCCTGTACCGATGGGGCCAATGGCCAAACATTTAGGTATTGAGATTGATCTACCAGAAGACGATGTAGAACTTGACCCGGAAGATTCTGTAGATGAAGTACCCGCTGAAGACGATACAGAGGAAGACGAAACAGACGATCAAGATGATAACACTTCAGATGAAGAAGATGGTGAAGAGGATGATGATGAATCTACCCAAGACACCGACTTACTCACAGAAGAGGATATTGATTGGGACTATAAGGTTCCGGTTAAGATCGATGGAGTTGAGCAACACTTAACTCTTGAAGAGCTCCGTAAAGGTTATGCAACTGATCAAAGCTTGTCTAAAAAGGGAAACAAGATTAGTGAACAACGGAAAGAGTTTGACCTTGAACAGTCAACCAAACTAACAGAACTAACAGGCATGGCAACACTATTGCAGGAGCAACTCCAACAAGAGGAGAACACACTTGCAGCTGAGTACCATGACTTTGATGAGAAGATTAAGGACGCCCGTAAAGAAGGTAATACTTATGAACTCTCAGAACTAAAAGATCAGCGTGAGACTGCTCAAGATGCCTACTGGAACGCCCGTAAGAAGCGTGAAGGTGTGGCTACTGCTGTACAGGAGAAACAACAAGCTCAGCTTGCTCTCCGTCAACAGGAACTCTCGACTAAGTTTAGCACTGATATTGCAACGCTTGTACCATCATTCCAAGAAGATGCAGCAGCTATTCAGGCTTTTGCAGTAGAAGAAGGGATCCCTCAGGAACTCCTCTCAACTATTGCAGACGCTAATGTTATCAAGTTTATTGATGACTACCGGAAGCTGAAGCACAAGGCCACTAAGGGAGCAGTTAAGCGTAAGGCAACGCCTAAAGCTAAATCTGCACCTATCAAAAAAGGCCCCACTAGGAATTCTCAGCAAGCAAAGGCAACTACTGCGGTTCGTAACAAAGTCCTAACAGGCACTGGTTCCGAGGCAGATCAATTATCTTTCCTCAAGAACCTTTCCAAGTTCAGCTAATCCTTTAACTTTTACTTTATTTTATAAGGAATATTTATCATGGCAGGACGTAACTTCCAAACAGCTGGCCCAAAAGCGGCAGCTGGCACATCAGGCGTAGGCGTATCAGAACGCGAAGACTTAGCTAACTTTATTAGCATGATCACTCGTGACGAGACACCTTTTTATTCATCTATCGGCAAGACTAAGTCTAAAGGTATCCTTCACGAATGGACTACTGACGAGCTAGCAGCACCGGGTTCTAACCAAGTTGCTGAAGGTTCTTCTTACGCTACTACTCACGCAGCACAGTCTGCTGAGCCTGTACGTACACGTTTAGGTAACTACACTCAGATCAACTCTAAGACTGTTGAAGTATCTGGTTCTAAGCGCGCAGTTGATCAAGCTGGCGTTGCAGACGAGTACGCATACCAGTTGAAGAAGCGTGGCACTGAGCTTCGCCGTGACGTTGAGCATGACCTAGTACACAGCTGGAACGGTTCTAACGGTTCAGGCACTCGTACTATGGGTGGCTATCAGGCATTTACCAACGTAAACGTTGTTAACGCTGGTGCAGCTTCTGGTGCAGCTTATGTTGCTCCAAGTACTACTGGTATTGGTACCGTTGGTACTATCGCTCGTGGCGCTTCTGATGCTAACTTACTTGCTCTTGAATTGAGCAACGTTGATGATGCAATGCAGACTATTTATCAGGAAGGTGGCAAAGCTACTGTAATGATGACTTCACCTGCGAACAAGCGTAAGTTCTCTGCGAAAGCACAGGCAGCTGGTTCTAACGTATCTCGTAACATCGATGACAGCGGTAAGCTTCGTCAATCAGTTGAACTTTATGATAGTGACTTCGGTACTATCAAGATCGTTCCTAACTACGTAATGGGCTTGGCTCATAACACTGGCTCTGGCGCTACTACTAACTCTGCAGATTACTCTGCACTAGTATATGATCCACAGTGGTACAACATCGCTACCCTTCGTGCTCTTCATGAGACTGAAGTTGGTCAAGCTGGTGACAGTACTATTGGTCAGATCGTAGAGGAATGTTCTCTAGAAGTTCGCAACCCAACCGGTTGTGGCTTGATCGTTGGTTTAGCTGGTTAAACACTAAGCTACACAAAGGGGTCCTCCAAAGGGACCCCTCTTTTTTCACAGGAGGACACCATCTAATGAGCTTCAAGTCTCAGACAGATAACGAACATAGTTTTAACGTGGTAACAGACCAGAGTCATTTCACTCTGTCTCAAGACGTTAACGCATACCGTGACTACGCAAAGGAATCGAGGGACATCTATGATGCCACTGGTGCAGCTAGTCATTACCGATCATTCGCAGTGATACCAGATATCGTTGCAATTGATATATTAACTAAGTACAAGATTGACATTAACGCTCAGGATTTCATGGGTGATAAACAGTTAGTCAGTAAACTTAAAAAGATTATAATCTCAGAGTACCCAGATCTGCTTACGCATGGTCAGACTCGGAGACAATAGAGGATATAATAAATGTCAACTCCAAAGTATGATGCATTAGTCGCAAAGGTTCGTGACTGGGCAAACAGAGACAGCACAGTTCTATCTGATGCCATTGTCTCTGATTTTATAGATTACTCAGCAGACCTATGTTACCGAGAACTACGCATCCCCCCACTGGAGTATACATATCAGTACCCAGCTATCACTGTTGCAGGTGAGGACTCCTTGCAACTACCTCCTGATGTTACTGAGATAATTATGTTCAAGGTTAAGGATACAGCAGGTAAGTCTCTGGTATTTGATCAAAAGATGGACCTAAGGTCTTTCACAGATAAGTACACAACCAAAGGTGACGGTACGTTCACACGTAAGGGTCAGAACTTAGATTTCTATCCAGCAGCCGCTGTAGGTGATGTGTACGAACTACACTACTATCGCAGACTGTTTGACATGGATTCAACCTATGTTGTTAATGCTAATAATGTTGCTGCAGGTAACACAACTGTATCGGCCTCAGGTGTCTCAGGGGCTGTACAAATATCTGGTGTATGGTACATAGGTAATGAAGTGTACAACTGGCTACGTGATGACAATGAACGTATGCTCCTTTGGGGTGCACTACACCACGCCTTTGAATACCTAGGCAGTGATGATCAAGCAGCTAAGTACCTAAATAAGCAGATGCAGGCTATTGATGAATTAAACCGTGAAGAGAAGAAACGTAGAGTTTCTGGGGCTTCTAATACAGTCACTTATGAAGTGTCTGAGTTACTTTAAGGAGACCACATAGATGGCTATTACATATACACCTAATGAAACAGGCAGCACCCCTATCCCGTTTAGTTCCGGAGTTGAACAATCTGGTCTGGTCAATAAGCCATCTGAAGGCGGTTCCTTCAACAACAACTCAGTGGGTAGTTACGGGTCAGCGACCACAGCGGCTAATGATGCTATCCTTGCAAAGACCGCAGCACAGCTGGCAGAAACCAATGCAGCAGCTGACTTAGTCTTAACCAATGCTGATGTTGTACTGACTAATGCAGATGTTGTACTCACACATGCTGATTTGGTATTAACTAACGCAGACGTAGTGCTAACCACTGCAGATGCAGTATCAACCTCAACTGACAGATCAGCAATTGAATCTATCTATGATACATTTGACGACAGGTACTTAGGTACTAAGTCAACTGATCCTACTCTGGATAACGATGGTGCAGCCCTACTAATAGGCGCTATGTACTTCAACAGTACAGTAAACAACACTAAGTTCTACAACGGTTCTTCTTGGGAAGACCCTGAGTACACTGTAACAACAGGTGCGAATACTGCAACAACCAAAGCGAATGAATCTGCAGTAAGTGCAGCAGCTGCTCTGGTATCTGAGGGATTATCTGAAGCTGATAAGGTAGCAACCAATGCAGATGTTGTACTAACTCATGCAGATGTTGTATTGACTCACGCAGATGTAGTGCTTGCAGAGGCAGACAAGGTACAGACTGGTTTAGATAAGATAGCTGTAGCAGCTGATTTGGTAGCAACCAATCAGGATACTATCGATACCGCTGCAGACCTAGTCTTAACTAACGCTGATGTTGTATTGACTCACGCAGATGTTGTCTTAGTAGAAGCTGACAAGGTTCAAACAGGATTAGACAGAGTAGCTGTAGCAGCTGATTTGGTAGCAACCAATCAGGACACTATTGATACTGCAGCTGATCTAGTGTTGACCAATGCTGACGTAGTCTTAACTAACGCAGATGTTGTATTAGCTGAAGCTGATAAAGTACAGACTGGTTTAGATAAGATAGCAACCAATGCTGATGTGGTATTAACACATGCAGATGTTGTCTTAGCTGAAGCTGATAAAGTACAGACTGGTTTAGATAAGATAGCTGTAGCAGCTGACTTAGTTCTAACTAATGCTGATGTTGTGAGCACTAACACCTACGCAACAACAGCAACCGCACAAGCAACTATATCCACCACAAAGGCTGGGGAAGCCTCCACATCAGCAACTAACGCTGCTACAAGTGAGACAAATGCTGCGGCTAGTTATGATGCATTTGATGATAGATTCTTAGGGCCAAAGGGTTCCGACCCAACAGTTGACAATGATGGCAGTGCATTACTCACGGGTGCAATATACTGGAGTACTGTAGCTAACACAATGAAAGCGTATAGTGGTTCTGTTTGGCAAAACATGGCACCCAGTGCATCAGAACAAAACCTAATAAACATAGTAGGTGGTGAACTTGTATACACTGAGGACCTTGGTTCTATTACAGTTGCAGTCACCACAGGCACAGGTAATAAGATTGAAACTGTAGGTAATGCAATTGCTAATGTTAATACTGTAGCTGGAGTAGCTCCCGAGATTGCAATACTAGGTACATCAGATGCTATCTCTGACATGAACACGTTAGCTACAAGCGCTATTGTGTCTAACATAAGTGCAGTTGCAGCTATTGCAGCTAATGTCACATCTGTTGCATCTAATGCTTCAAATATAAACTTAACCAGTGGTTCTATAGCCAATGTCAACATTGCTGCAGCTAGTATTGCTGATATCAACAGGTATGCTTCTGAATATGTAATTTCAGACACCAACCCAGTCTCACCCAGTGAAGGTGATTTGTGGTATGACTCTGTTGCTAACACCCTTAAGTACCATACAGGTTCTATCTGGGCATCTATATCCGCTGGTATTAGTGATATAGTATCTGACTCATCACCTCAGTTAGGTGGTGCTTTAGACGGACAGAATAACGACATGACAAATATTGGTACTATAGATGGTACTAACTTACAGCTAGACTTTGGAGGTCTATAATAATGAGTAAATTACTACAATTACGTGGTGGCACGACTTCCGAGCATTCTACATTTACAGGTGCATTAAGAGAAGTCACTGTTGACACAACTAAAGATACCCTAGTGGTTCACGATGGAGCTACTGCTGGTGGATTTGCAATACCCTCTAGTGTAGATAAAACTAAATTAGACACTATTGAAGCATCAGCTACTGCTGATCAAACAGATGCAGAGATTAGAGCAGCTGTTGAAGCTGCCACCGACAGTAATGTCTTTACAGATGCTGATCATACTAAATTAGATGCTATTGAAGCTAGTGCTACTGCTGAT